GTGAAACGATGATGCGTGGTTCGAGATAAACCACTGTTGCTTTTTTGGTTTTGGGGTCAACGCATTGAACCCAAGTACCGTCTGCGCTGGCGGGGCTATACAGCCCGTTTGGATCGGCTTGTGGCAAGGTGACGTTGCCGTGGTCGGGTGTTTCGCTCATGCGTGCCACTCGTTGCGGGTTGGTGTACTGGGTGGCATAGGGCAAGCCAAAGCCAACAGAATCACACACTTTGTGCATCTTGCCGTTCATGTCCATAATGTATGTGGTGGTGGCCACATTGCGGTCACGCAGCTCCAAGATGTCTTTCATCATGCGCTTCTCTGCGAAGTTGGTGATGGCCGGCATTCCCACAGTTTCAACTGCACGAAGACTCATTTCTTCTTGCTTGGCTTTTTCAATTTGCGTTGAGGTTGGCTTAATTTGGTCGCAAGCCGTCAGGCTAATGATCAGGCAGGCAATTGCAAGGCGGGTGTAGTTCATTTTCCGCTCCTCAAGTCGTTGTAAAAGTTGCGCAGGTTGGCTGGCATACGGTCTTCGGGATACACCGAGAAGCGGTGCAACACGATGGCACGCAAAGCGTCTTTGTGTTCAGCGTCAGCATTGATGTACTGCAACTGGAGGTCTTCCAAGTCACGCACCATGCCGTCGTTGTACTGCTCAGACTCTTTGAACACCTTGTTGTCCAAGGCACGATACTTCGGTGCAAAGTAGCTGGACATTTCGTACCCTAAGAACGATAGCCCGACTATCAAGGCAAGCGCAGCAATGATTGCAGCAGGGATTCCTAAAAGCTCTTTCATGTTTGTTTCCTAGTTGGTTTGAGGTGAGGGCTTGCGCCCCCACGGTTCAGTTAGTCTTCATCGTCCCAGTTCGCAACCACTGAGGCCAAGTCTTTTTTGGCAGGCACAGCGTTGGTCTTGGCGGCTTTCTCGCGCACGACTGGAGTAGCTTCCTCTTCTTCCTCCTCTTCGGGCGCTGGCGCAGGGGCGGCTTTGGGTTTGGCTGCGGCCTTGGCTTTTGCTTTGGGTGGAGGTGGTGGGGCTTCGCCTTCTTCCTCTTCGGGTTCAGGCTCAGGTGCAGGAGCAACTTTGGCCTTGGCTTTAGGAGGTGTGCCAGCCAACGAGTCGGCAGGTTTGGCTTTGTCCATAGCGCCAGCGGTTTGCACCACGGCTTGGGCAGCATCGGGATGCTCGCCTTGTTTGGTGGCGGTCTCGAACTCGTCTTCGGTCAACCAGCGCATTGCTTTGAAGAACAGCTTGGGGCTTTCGGCCTTGGTGTCAAACTTCATGCGTGTGATAACCATGCTGGGGTCAACGGACTGTGCCACCAACCAACGAGCGTAGGCTTGCAGAGGGCGGTTCTCGCCTTCTTCTTTACCAAACAAAGACTTCGCAGGCACGGTCAACTGGAGCACGTCACCTTCAATGTCGTTAGCCATCACCACAGCCAAGCGTTGTTGGAAGCGGCAAGCGCGGCTTTCGCCTTCGCCAGAACCAGAGATGTTCTGTGGGCAACCTTCGCAAGTCTTGGCTTGAGGTTCTTTGATAGAAGCGTCAGGCGTGTCGCCATCGTTTGACCAGCAGTCAGGAGCCGCCGCAGTGTCGCCATCGTACTTGGCCATGTAGAAAGTGCGGGAGACTTTCGGCGCAGCTTTGACGATCACCACATCCAGATAGCGTTCTTCGATGTTGGCAACTTCTTTGCCGCCGGAGATCAAACGAAACACGCCACCTTTGATGCTGATGCGCTTGCCGGTGCTGCCGCCGCCCATCAAGGCTTTGGCGGTGTCAGAGAGTTCACCTTTCTTGGCGAATGAGGGCAGTTGGCCGGGGTTAAAGAGAGCTACATTGCTCATGGGATTTTCCTTACTTGGTTGGTTTACGGACGGAAATGCTGTACTCGGAATTCGAGTTCAAGCCGGGGGGCACAACGCCGGGGTTCTCTTCCAAGAACTGCTTCATGTTGCCCTGTGCAATTCGCTTCTCGAACAAGTCAAGAGCATCGTGCTGAATCACAAAGGATTTGAACGAGTCCCAGTCACTGGTCGAGTAGCGTGTGGATACGCCAAGAACAACGGTTCCGGCATCGGTGCGAACGGATGTGACGCCAAGCGCTTTCATCTGGTCTTTCATAGCGTTCTTCAAAACTTCTTGTTGCTCCTTGAGCGCTTCGACTTTGTTGTCGTACTCTTGGGTCAGCAGGTCGATCTCGGAACGGATGCGGCGATACACCTTCGCCATTTTGTCTAGAGGCACTACCTCTGCGGGTGCGTCTTGCGCAGTTTCTTCACTCATCACTTTCTCCTAGTTGATGCCGTCTTTGCGGCTGAAATGTTTGTCAAGGGTTAGACAGTGTACATGGTTTTCAAATGCTTGCAACTCCTTTCAAGATTTAATTTCTGTGTCGAACATTTGGGTTAAAAGTGAATGGTCACTAACCTTTCCTTCTAATGCTTTAAACATCTTTTTCTCGATTGGGCTACCCGAGATGTGGATGACTGTCACCTTGGCGGCTGTCTGTCCTTTGCGGTCAGCGCGTGCGCAGCACTGCACGTATTGCTCCACGCTCATCAAGGGGCCAAAAAACACCACAGTGTCGGCAGCAGTCAACGTAATCCCATGCGCTGTGGCTTGGGGCTGCATCACCAACACGCGAGGTTGTGGTTCATTTTGAAAGCGCCTGATGATGTCGGCACGTTTGGTGGCTGGCACATCGCCCTGAATGATCTCGTTGGCGATGCCGTGCTTGGTGAGGTGGCGGTTGATGGTGTCGATGCTGGAGCGAAACAGCGCGAAGATGATGACCTTGCGATCGGTCTCTTCCAAGATTTCTTCTAGTACCGACAGGCGGGGCGAGGCGTCGAATTCCGCCACTTCACCTTCGTCCGTGTAGGCTGCGCCACAACTGATCTGCAACAGCTTGCTCACGCCAGCGGCAGCGTTAACCGCGCTGATTGTTTCGCCTGCGGCCTGCACCAACATCCGCTCTTTGAGCATGTTGTAGTATTTGTTCTGTTGCGCTGTCATCGGCACTTCGCGGGTCATCGTCACCACGGGCGGCAAGTCCAAGCATTGTTCTTTGGTGAACCTGATCGCGGGTTGCAACGCTTCATGCACAAGATCGTGCGCGTTGGCTTTTGGTGCCCACTTAAACATTGTCACCTTGTGCATTACCTTGTCGCGCCACGCAGTGAAGAACGCTGGCACACCTTTGGGGTTGACTAGCTTGGCCAAGCCATAAGCATCAGCGGGGGACTGCGAAGCAGGCGTGCCTGTCATCATCCACAAGTGCGTGTTGGGCGCAATGATTGAGTTCAGTGACTTCCAGCGTTTGGTTGTGGCCGTCTTGTACGCATTGGCCTCATCCACAATCACGAGATCAAATTTGCCGTTGGCTTTGACTTCATCAGCAATCAGGTTCAAGCCTTCGTAGTTGACGATCACAAACTCATAGCTGTGCTGAATCATCTCGATGCGCGTTGCTGCCTTGGGGTGGTGGGCAATGATGGCGCTGCGGTGAATGATGCTGTTGTTTAAGTCCTGCATCCACGCGGCTTGCATGATCGACAGAGGACACAGAATCAAACAGCGGCGCACCTCTCCACGTTGCATCAAGTAATCCGCAGCCCACAGTGCCGAGAGCGTCTTGCCTGTGCCGGGTTCGCTGAACACAAAAGCGCGGCGGTTGAGCGTCAAGAAAGATGCTGTCTCCACTTGGTGCGCCATAGGTTTGAATCTGCCCGGCCACGCATAGCGCTTAGTAATAGGCGAAGGTACATCTTTGACGCCTATATTTTTCAGTACCCGCGCTTCATCTAATCCCCAAAACACAGCGACAGACGCAGAGCCATCAGCGTGTGTTTCAACGACTTGGCTTCTAGGAATGATGCTGTATTTTTCTGGCTGTCTGGTTCTGATGAGAAGTGCTTTGTTGTCAATGATTTCCATCGCTTGTCCTAGTTTTATTCTTCAGGGTCGAATGCAGGCGTTCCCGTTACCAACAGCACATCGGCCAACATACTGATAGCCAAGTCGATTTCTTCGTCCGTCAGTACGTCTTTGATAGGGCAACCGGTATCTAAAAAATACGCTGCCTTCATCACCTTGTCTGCTAAGGTTGCTTGTGTCATTTGTTATCCCCTTGATTGGCGCTCTTGCTTCGCAGTCTTAGGTTGCCCTTGGTTGACTTGCCGCCTTTGCGCAGCGGCTTGATGTGGTCGATGTCTTTGCCTGAACGGTCGATGCCTGCTTTGTCGTATGCACGACGAGCACGCTGGCGCTCATGCTGATCTGAGCCGGGGCCTGATTTGCCCGTCTTCAAATCTTGTTGGTACTCTTTTTTCCAATCACGTTTAGTTGCCATGATTTACTCAATGTTTTGGGTTGAACTCACAGCTAGTGCAGGGGCAGTAGCCGCACAAAGGATTCTTGTTTGGATTCCAAACACCGCTCTCAAGCGAGGACTCAATCTTACCGATTCGCTCACGATAGCGCCACCACTCTGACTCGGCCTCGGCCACCATCATCTGGTCTTTGACCGCATCGTTCTTGACTACAAACAAAAGCATTGATTTAACGCGGCGAAGGTGCGGAAAGTGCGCAAACACCATCATGGCCATCAAGCGCAACTGCTCCCTGTCGGGGTATTTGTTGCTGCCCGTTTTGTAGTCGGCTACGTAGGCCGTCAAGTTGTCGTCGTCAATAGACAAGAAGTCAGCGATGCCACGCACCCACGCTTTCTTATCAAACCACGAGACGGGGTTGAGGTTGGCGTCAAGCGTCATCTTGTACTCGGCCAGCTTGCGACCGGGCAAACTCATCAAGGAGTCCACCACAGGTTTAATGAAGTCGAACTCGGGCGGCAGTGGCGTGCCGTCCTTGACGTACAACTCCGCAGCTTTGTGAAGGTTGTTGCCGTAGCGCGAAGCCTCGGTTTCCTCGAACGGGAATTTCTTGAGCACGCGCACCTCATGGTATTTGCGTGCGCAATTTTCATAGTCTTTGAGAGCCGTGTGGCTCCACGATACGTGCGGCATTAGAACCTCGCTGATGCAATTGCTTTGTGAAGACGGCTTGATAGGCCGGTGACGAACACTTCGTCTTTGGTCAGTTTATACCGGCCCATGTCGTACAAGATAGCATGAATCAACTCGTGCCAGAACGTGTCTCGCACATCATTTTTTGCTAGCTTGCGTTTGTTATGCGTGGTGCTGACCTTGATCTTCTGCGCGGGGTAGTTGACCTCCCCCAACATGCCATGCTCTTGCATGGCCTCGACGACCTCGATCGAGTACCACTTATCGCCCACTTTGATTTTTCTTGGTATATCCACTTTAGCCCTTTGCTAGTCCATATCTACGGTGATGGCCACCGTCAGCCTCTAGAGGAATCCCCGGCATGTAGGAAGGAGCGATGGTCATCTGCTCCAACACCCAGTCCGTGGCTTCCTTAGCTTCTTCTTGCGGTGCAACCGCAATCAACTCATCATGCACTGTTCCCTTGACAGGGTAGCGCTTGTTCACACGCAACATACCATCAGTCATCACGACTCGCGCAACCGCCTGCGTCACGTTGTTTGTCACCTTACCTGCGTACAGCTTGGTGGGCTTCTTGCCCTCTTCGCCATACACCCAGTTCATCACGACATCGCCTTTCTTGCCCAGCACTTTCTTGCCGTCAGCGTCTAGCTCGGGTTCACGGCGCAGGTTGGGGTAGAGCAGGCTCATGCCAGAAGGCAGCACGATCTCTTCTTTCTTGAATGTCACGCACTTGTGCGTGTACTCTTTGCCGCCGTACAACGCGGTTTGAATCAAGCCCTCACACATTTGCCAGAACGAAGTCACAGGGTGCGCTGTGGCGCGGTAGATGTCGATGATCTTCTTGGCCGCAACGCAATGAATCAACAACTCTTGCGTGGTGCAGGTGTGCGGTATATCTTCAAGCTTTTTGAGGTTGTCCGAGTTCTCAAGGAACTTGTAGATGTACCCGCTATCTACGCCCAGCTTTTTAGCGAACTCCTTGCCGTACCTAACAGGGGGCGCACCGAGGAAGCCAACAAGTAGCTGCGCACTAAATGACGCCCATCCCAATCCGTAGCCGCATCCAAGCAACGCGCTCTTGGCAGACTGGCGTAAGTCCGGATGGCTCTCTTTTGTGAGGCCGGGGATGTTGAACATTTGAGCGCCGAAAGCGGCGTAAGGGTCGCCCCCAGCATTGAAGATGTAGAGCATGTCGTCGTAATCCGAAAGCCACGCAAGAACTCGCGGTTCAATTTGCGATAGATCGCCGACGATGAGTTCATAGCCTTCGGGAGCCATAATTGCTTTGCGTAGGAATGAGCCTCGCTTGAGGTTTTGCATGTTGATTGCGCTGCCCTTGCTCGCTGTCCAACGTCCTGATAGTGCCCCGTAGTATGAAAGTGGAACAGGTAGCGCCCCCCTTCCGCTGATATCAAGAAAACGCTGCGCCCGGGTCCGCTCCGTGGTTGATTTAACTTTAAGGCGAGCCTCGCAAAGCAGTCGGACATCTTCATTGTCGCCGTTGAGGAGCGCTTGAAAGAGCGCATCATTCTTTGCAAGCGCAAGAGTTTGCTTTCCGGTGGTCTTGCTTTTTTTCTTTGGCGCAGGTACACCAAGAGTTTCGAGAAGCTTTGCGAATTGAGGATTTGATGCAAGCGCAGTTTCTTCGATGCCGAGTTTTGTAAGTAGTGACTCACGTTGAACTCCTTCTTCATATAGTGCTTTGATGAGCATCTCACGATCTAGCTCCAGCACGGGTTGCGTGTACATCTTCAACGTCATGTCAATGAGTCGAAGTTCTTTGGTTGGGTAGCCTACAGCGAGGCGTTTGAAAATCTCTTCGCAAAGAAAGACATCGTGCTTGCAGTAGTCCGCAAGCTCCGCTTCAATCTCGGGCGTGAGTTCTTGTAGGCCATCCGTGGAATGCACGGCCTTGCCCTTGGGCGGGAGTTCAAACGCTTCGGCAAGTTTGAAGAGACTATTGCCGACTTCGACGCCCCGTAGAGCGCGTGCCATGCTGAGGCTGTCAAAGATAAAACAGGGGTGGACGTTGTAGCACCAAGAAAGGATGGACACATCAAACTGGGCGTCGTGGGCAAGCACGGCAGTGGTGCTCCAGTCATAGGTGGATAGGACTCGACGTAGTTCATCGCCTCGATACCACTGTGTGATTTTGTCTGTGCCGAACTCGTGGATGCACGCACCGAATGCTTTGAATCGTTTGTCACGGATGTACTCCTCTGTTGTCATCTTGGAAAGTGTGTAGTCTTTAGAACTCCAGCGCGTCTCGAAGTCGATGACCAGCAGTGTTTTGTATGGTGCGTTCATTGCTGGGCGTTTCTTGTTAAAAACTGTGTTGCTAAACCCACTTGCTTTTTTGTGTAGCTGCTGGGCAACGAAGATCCTACTTTGTGTACAGACGATTCTGGAGGACAAACTTCTCTTGCTCTACGCTCAAGCGTGTCATAGTCGGCGTCTGTAAGCACGGGTTCTGCCAACACATAGTAGAGGTAGCGGTGCGCCATAACTTCGTCTTCGTATTCTTGTGTCATGCTTGCCCCCTTGCTCGGATTGTTTTTGCGGCAAACTTAAAGCAAACCTTCTCAAGTTCTCTGTAGGCTTTAATCGTTTCGACAGTTTTTGCACACGCCTCACGTTCTTGTAGAACATCCCAATGACGTTGACAAATAATGTTCTCAAGGTCTGAAATTTTCTTTTCGTAACGCAGTGCTACCAGTTTGGCAAAACGCTCAAGATATTTTGGCTCAACAAATCGAACCTCATACCCATTGTCATGTGCTCCAGCCTGTCTAGCCATTTCAATGATTTCATCTTCTTTCAATTCATCATCTCCTTGTCAGGTGCGTCACTTTGATTGACCTCCACCATAACCTCATACGCATCGCTAATGATCTGCGTGGTCAGCATCTCGTCCACGTTCACGCCAATCACAATGCCTTGGGGCGACTTGTCGTTATCCACAATCACCACGGCACGCATGTCGGGGTCAACGTAGCACTTGGCCAGTGTTGAAAACAGCATCTTCATGTGGTCGCGCTTGCGCTCGGGCAGCGACATGATGAGTTCTAGAAAAGCGTTTTGCGCTTCTGTTAGCGAGTCCTTGACGGCTTGGCTTATTTGTTCCATTTCAATAATTCCTTTATGTTGTCTACGTTGTGTTCATCAATCACGAAAGCCAAACCTTTGGCTTGTTGAATGCGCTCGATTTCGCGCAGTTGCAGTGGCGTGGGCTTGTTGCCGTTGGCCTTGCATTCAAACGCTACAAACAGTCCGTTGTAGCAACCAATCACATCGGGTATCCCTGCACGTCCCATGCCGTTTTGCACAGGCGAGAAGTTGTAGATACCCATTGCTTCAAGGTGTTTCTTTAGCTTGGCTTTTACTTTTGCTTCGGGGGTCATGCTGCGCCTTTAGGGGCGAGATGCTCGCGTGCATAGGCGCTCGAATCGGTGACTTCAATCACGCCATCTAAGTTTCTACCCCATTTAACTTCCATGCCACGGGTCAGCTTCACGTCAGGCGCGTTGAAGGTCTTGCCATCATTGGCGATCTCTTTGTTGAGCACCGCAAACACTTCGGTGAGGGACGTACCCAAGGCTTTCAAACAACGTGAGTAAAACCAAATCGTCTTATCCACATCCGGCAAGCGAGTCGCGCTGGGGTCAGAGGCAAGAAGGATATACAGCAGGCGCAAAGCAATCCAATCGGGGGCTTGTAACAGTTCCATGATTTCTCCAGTTGTAGGGCGAGGGGGTTTGTAGATTGGTACCGTGCCCCCTCGATGTCACGGCTGAAAGGTTCAACACTGCCCAAAACTCACGCGGCGTGCCGCGCCTAGGGGAGACAGTGTTGCTACGCTAGGCTTCACATCTACAAGGCTAGAACAAAGCGCAGTTATGATTTTCCCCCTAGGTATTGATCTCTACGGGTGTCAATTCTTTTTCTTTGGCCAGCAAGAACAACAGGCAGCACCCAGCGTGCGCAAGGTGTGAGAGGCCTGTCTCGGGGTCTAGCTCCTCGTCTTGGTTGTAGGCAACGAGGTGTCGCAGTGCGGCGGCTAGGTAGCGTTGTTTGTGGTTTGGCACAGCACGCCAGTTGTTGCGTGCGTACTTCTTCGCGCCAAACTCCAGCACCTTCACAATCTCTTCGAGACCACTCCAAGGCACGAGTGTGTAGTCCAGTTTGTCGGCATCAAACTTCAAGCCGATTTGGTTTTCATTGGGGATAGGTTTAGTCATGAGGCCTTCCTAGTTTGTTAATCGTTTGACAAATCATATCAGAGTTTTTTGGGCTTGTCTTTGGGGACTGTGCCCATGTTCAACTTGAGGTGTGCGTCATGGCGGCGCTTCATTTCTTTACACTCCGCAAGCAGTTGTTCGAGTTGTTGCAGGGTGTACATGCCCTCCGGTATATGGAAAGTATGCGTCCCATAAACTTTGTATTCAACTGGTCTCATGTGTTCTTCTCCTTGAGTTTGACTTCAAGTTCTTTTGCAAACTTTGACAAATTACCACCGCTTTTTTCGTAGCAAACAGACCGCTCATCAGTATCTAGCCCTACCCATGTGCGTTTGGTCAGATTCTTGATATATCCATCCAACGCTCGAATAACAGCGTCAGCCGCCTCATCAACAGGCACATCAGGATTTGCCGTGATGCCATCCTTTGTGATGCGTAGCACCTCACGTTGATAGCCTTTGGACGTATCGTAAAAAATAATGTTGTTTGGCGGCTGATTGAAGCTGTACTTTGGGCTGTCTGGTATTGTCAGCTTGCTCATGTCGTAGCCGTGGTATCCGTCTTTATCCATTGTTCTTCTCCTTGAGTTTGGCTTCAATGGCTTTATACAAAGTTGTTGGGAACATCATGCTGGTGCCGCCGTCAGTCCAATGCTTGTCAACTTGTTCTTGAATCTGTGTGTATAGCTGGTTAACCTCCTCATCCGTCAGCCCAACCCATGTGCGGGGTTGTGGGTGGGTATAAAGCGCTATGTTGACGGGCAGCACCATCGCTGGGTTTGTTGGCTCAACAACAAACCGTCCACCAAACACGCCAGTAACAAACGCTATAGGCTCGTCCTGCTCAAACACTGGGTTGTTCTCTCCGCAGTACCTTGTCTGCACCACTTCTTTGAAGCACGGGCGGATGCCGCGCATATCAACCCAATCTTCACCGTCCCAGCGCAGCATGGTGTTGATTCCATCCGCTGTTACCAAGTAAAAACCTTTCTTTAATTCAATCATCACTATCCTCCCAAGGGTGGCTCGTTGCATCAGCGTACAAAGCCAAACAACCACCAACAATAAAAATGGCAACGATGCCGCCAACAATAATGTCAATCCAGTCCATCATTTGCCTCCACGTTCAAGTTTAAAAAGCATCATGGTGGCAAAGCCCCCCGCCCATACAGACAGAACGAATTTCAATTGCAGCGTCCAGCTAGCCGTGTCCCAGCTTGCTGAGATGCCAGCGCCGATCACGTACCAAAACGCATAGCTAATGATGAACGGGGTCATGATGAACCCAATGGTTGCAAAATACTTTTTCATGCTTTCTCCTGTTTTACGGGTTGCCCAATCATTGCTTCTAGTTTTTTTATCTGCACCTCTACCTGTTGCGTGTTGAGGTTCAAGAACTTGATGAGCCATTCTTGTTGGGCGATCCATACCAATCGCTTGAGTGCAGGCGAGTCGTGCTCAATGCCTGCGGCTTTTAACATTTCTTCGTGTGTCATAGTGGTGATTCCTCATGGTTGTCAGGGTTGAACTTCGGGATTTTGTTTCCCTTGTCCTTCGGGTTGGGGAATGGTGGGAACGGCCACATTGTTTTTCTCCTTGAGTGCTAAAACTTCACGCTCTACGCAATCCAAGAAAAATGAATGCGGTTTGTTCACGAAAAGAATGTTGTTCTGTACGGGTCGCAGTTCTTTGATGATCTGCAAAACCTTGTCGTATGCTTCTGTTGTCATGCCTTTTTCTCCTTAAAATCATCGACTGCGATGCAGCCACGTTCTCGACAGCCCTCGTCCATGTCGGGCAAGAACTCATCGAGCGCCTTGTAAATCTTCTCGCGCAACAAAGACGGTGAAGCATGGTTCAGTACGGCTATCTCCATCAGCGTGTTGACCAGCGGCCTTGCTTGTTCGTACCTCATACCTTCTCCGGTTGTGTTTTGACGCGACCAAGATCGACCCACAGCTTCATGGCGTTTGCACAGTCCCGCTTTGACCACTCTGGTAGGCTTTTATATTGCGAAGCCAGACTCGGCCAGTGCGCAATGTAGGCTTCAAACTGTTTTTCCCAGTACTTCATACCTTCTCCTTGAGGGGCAAGCCCCATAGTTTGTAGCCAGCACAGTCCGTGTGGGTGTACTTGCCATCGTTACCAACAGCGTTGGGTAGTAGCGCGTGCGCTTGAGGGTGTTTGTCGTGGCCTGGGAAGCCGCCAGACTCGCAGATCGTGCCAAGCCTTGAACGCAGTAATGCTCTGTGTCCCTCGGGCGTTGTTGGTTTGCATGGGCAATGCGAGCAGGGCGTCATGGTTTATCCCTGCGCTTGAGTCCCGCTGGGTCGCTGGCTAGGTTGACAGCATCAACGACTTGACGCTTGACTTCCTCCGCAACATTTTGGGGTGGTTGTTTACCAAAGATGCGC